CGGTAACAGAAGTATCGGGGGGATATCTGCGAGATAAGCTTAGACCTTCTAGTAGAAGGGATCCCAGGATGTGTTTATACATCTGAAGTGACGTGGTTGAAGGCATGCATGCATCATGTCGGAGATCATTCATTTGCCGGCGTTCTCAACTTAGTAGATGATTCAAGATAACGAGGTTCAATTTAGACAGGTTTGGTGATAGAAATCACCTGTGGTGGTAGGTAGCCGGTTCGGCTTACCATCAAGATTCCGGTATTCGTCCATGAAAACATTTCGTTTTTGCAAAGCTCAGCGAGCACAAAACCCTGCCAGGACGTATGCATTGTTAGCAGTGCGGTGGAGACTGCTATGGTTGTTCATAACAACAAAAGGGTGTTAGTCGCCCCTGATTCCTTGGATAAGGAATTGAATGCGGAGACTGCTGCTGTTCCGACACTGGATCATGAACTCGACCTAACTGGCGAGGATTCGGCCTACGGGGCAGTGGTGGTTGATGCTGACTCCCGGTCTGTAGCGACTGGGGTAGCGGTAATAGAGTTAGGAGATAGGTCATTTTCGGTGGATTTGGAAGAGTATAGGGATAGTCCTTGGTCCAACGTTGAGAACCCCATTGTCAGAGATGCAATTTTAGCTGGCGCGGTGTTGCCTGTGGGCACCGACAAGATAAGATTGTTTGGTGGCAAGAAACGTGGGGGTTTGAAGCGAATAGCCAAGTTGCTCAAGTCCAAGGAAGCCAAGGTGATCGGGAACATCGCGAAGAAAGCTGCCATCGAAAGTGTCAAGGCTGCTGTTGGAGTTCCGCCTGCGGGTGCAGGTGCGTACACATTCCGGCAGTTGCCAACGATGGCTGCTGGCATTCGCGGTAAAGGGGCTTATAGGGGGCAAGGAGCTTATAGGGGCTCGGGTGCGTACAATCAGTTGTTTCCAGGCTTGTCAGATTCTTTACCAATGAAGATTGCGTCGGCCAGGAGGGATGAGACGGGGAATATCCTAATTCACAAGAAGGAATATCTCTTCGACTTGTTTTCTCCAGCTACGCCAGCTGCTTTTAGTTGTATCAAGTTTCAAGCTAATCCGGGGTTGCCGGGCATTGGGCCTTTTGTTGCCCAGATCGCCAGCAACTACGATAAGTACAGATACAGGCAGCTTATCTTCTACTACAAGCCGGTTGTGACGGATTCCTCTTCGACCGGTCAAATGGGAGTCGTAATTATGGCCTTTCAGGTCAATGCAGGCGCTCCCGTTTTCTCGACCAAACAAATGATGGCGGAGTACGATGGTGCTTTGTCAATGCGTGTTTGCGACGAGATGACCTTGGGCGTTGAGTGTGACGTATCCAAGGGAGCGGACTCTTGGCTCTTTGTGAGGCCGGGTGCTGTCCCTTCTGGTCAGGATGTTAAAACCTATGACTTCGGTAGTTTGCAGATTGCTACTTCCGGTGTCTCATCAGCATCCTTTCCAGCGGGCACGCAACTCGGAGAAGTTTGGGCTGAGTACACCGTGGAGCTAGCGGGACCAAAGTTGTATGATTCGTTGGGTTTAAGTATTCCCACGGATTATTTCTATGGTACTACTGGTTGCACGGCGGCGCTTCCGCTCGGAACGGCTCCTCTCAAGAGCTCCGCCAATTCATTGGGAGGAACCGTTCGCAAAACGACCCAAACGGATTACACTTTCCCGGATAACTTCACCGGGTGGGTCAGGATTGTGTTAATGGTGCAGGGAACTACATTGGGGAATATCAGTATAGTGACCGCTGCATCAGTAACGCAGTTCCTTGATCTTCAGGATCCGGCGGGAACGGCAACCTGGAACTTCATATCTAATGGCACTGGCAAACAGATTGCAGTGTTTGATGTGTTTGTTCCATTGGCTGCCACATCGGGGGCTAACCTGTTCACCTTAAGCTTGGCTTCAGCTACTGCAATTAGCTGTTGTCAGCTCCAGGTGTTTCAGTGGAATTCTCTCGGTGGCAACCCGGTCTCTGCGACCACTAATTACGTGGCCGCCTAGGGGTGGCGGGTCGTTGCTTGCGTGGCAATGACCCATGGGTTTACCGTTGTTATTAGTCTGTTAGGGTTAGTTTTAATAGTAGATTTATGGGTAGTTGTGAGTTATGTAGCAAGTAAAATATTAATCATAATGACGTGTGTAAATATAAATAATCATCATAGTAGGCATAAAATTGGTAGTTCTTGTGACGCGGGCAAGCAGCGCGTAAAACTGTTTGGTGGTGGTCGCCCTCGGATTCACCTTCCGCCTAGCTTACTTGGCGGGGGTATGATTAATAACCGGGTTAAAAATGCTGGCACGGGGGGGAAGAGTAAAGTGGCACGAACTCCTGTGCCAAAAGAAATTCCACCCGGTGTTTCCGGTAAGAAGAGCAACCATCGGCGCACGGGTAAGGACCCGAATGCGCCCGACAGCGGGCAGAAGGGGAAGGTTGCCAATGTTCCTTCTCGGAAACCCGCTGTTTGTGCCCCATCTGTTCCGGTCGGTGGGTCACAAACCCAGCCCGCTGTTGCTGGGCAAACACAGGTCGTTGCAGGGCCTGTCGCCCAGCCTCGAGCTGGGCATGAGCAGGTGTTACCTGCTCCCCCCCGGCCTCAGCCGGTCACTGAGGCTTCGAGGCCGGTTGTGAAACCGGCCCCGGAACGGCTCACTGTTCGAGGAATCTCAGATAGTGTAGCCAAAACGACTAGTGCGGTGGTCGGCAAGATGGTGAGTGATAGCATCAGAAGCTTGGCTTCCGCACTGCGGCCCTCGGCCCCACCATGGCCGGGAACCGTTCCGTCAGTCGCGCCCAACGCAAACCCCCGCGTGGCTCCGCAGGCTTCTGCTTCTCCTGACCCAAACATTAGGGATCCGAATGTCCCGGTTCGGCAGCCTCAGGCTCCCGCTGAACCTTTAGACATTGGTGATCTCGATCAGGACTTAGCACTTTCTGCGGCAAAGGACAGAATACTCCGGTGTGGAGGCTGTATTTATAATGGTTGGAGTAATAGTGATGGGATCGGTCCGCTCGATAAGTGGGAAGGGCAGCTGCTTACAGCTTCAGAGAAAGCTGCGAAAGCGCGCAAGTCTTCCTACATTTATGCGGATCGTCCTAACGTCATGTGCCATTATGAAGCCCCCAAAGGAACTTATCCTGACCCCACTCTCCTCCGCCGGTATGATTGCCATGGCGCGCCCTACTGTGGCGTGACCTGCATTGATATTGGCAGAGGTGGGCGACCTGACCCGGAACGATATGAGGAGTTAGCAGGGCCATGCCCTAGTGATGCTTTTCTTGTTGCAGTGATCGGTGATAGTGATTTCCTGATCGAGTACGCAAGACATCATGGTCATAATCTCCTCATAGTTGGTGTAGACATGGAGATCCTGGTCCAAACACCGGATCCGAACCATGATCACAAATGGATAGTGCTATGTTATGTGGATCCTGGGGAAGAGGGAGTTGCAGGTCATTATGAGTTAATGGTCGCTAATAATGGCGATGACTCTGGTGTGCACGCTCCCACGATGGATAACACTGCGTATAGCGATTGGGACACTTGCGAGAAAGTGGCGGTGGCTGTTGGGCTAGTGCTACTTGTTTATTATTTTGTGAATCTTAATCCAGGTTTAGATGCTTTGTCAGGCTGGACAGCGATGGCTGTCAAGAGTCTGGCTTTGTCGGCAGCTTGGAGGTACGGGTCTTGTAGGGAGACGGAGGAAGTCGTTGTTTTGGGTAGGTTTCTTAACCGGAATAATACGGATGAGAGGCCTGTGGTCGATAGGCGTGATCCAATCAAGTTCCAAGACTCTTACCTGTTGGTTGAAGTGAGAAATCAATGTTTGCGATGGTCTCTCTTTAATGGATGGGTTAGGGTTAAGGAGTTCGATTGGTTCATGTCTGTGGAGCATCTCACTGTTAGTGAAACCCGC